ATCAGTTTGAACTGGTCCTGCAAATAAACTCATTGGTTGAGAACGGTTAGCTGCATCATTATCTCTCTTACGGATTTTGATGTAGAAATCAGTGCTGTTAGCTACTGGCAAAGCTCCAGTTGTACCATTGTAACCAACATAAGTTACTTGTTGTACAGCTGCTTTGTATTTAGCAATTGAAAAAGTAGTTGTACCTTTAGTAATTGCTGGAGATTTCATAAGTGAAGTGGTTGTTCCACGACCTTGTACTACAAAGTATTGAGCTGTAGCAGCTAAAGCTGTGTATGCTGCTGCATCTAAACGACGCATACCCATATCACATAATACTACTGCACCAGACTCAAGGTTGGCATTTGTAACTACTGTACCTACAGCTGGTAAGTTAGCAGTTAATTTAGTTACGTCACTTAGAACGACACTAAATACGTTGTTTGCTTCTCTAAACATTTTTGTTTAAGTTTTAAAATTAATAATCGTTATTTATTCTAGTTCCTTGAAAGGCTCTACTATTTGTACTTTTTGTTCTTTAATACGTTGCATCATTAAATCTGTTGCAATGTCTATAATTACTCTGTGAGTAGATTCATCAAACTCACAATTTTGTTGGTTAGCAGGAGTGTCTCTATCGACTACTATTGCTGCTGGATTCTTAAGGTATCGAATATGATAATCGACTACATTAAAAGTTCCATCAGTGAATAGTTCATGACGTTTAGCTGTAGCAGGAGCAGAAGGACTTATACCTGTTACTGTTCTACTAAACTCTGAACGCCATACTCTTGCATCACCAGTTGTACTGTAGTAAGGACGTTTGTACTTACTCCAGTCGAATCTTTGTATTTCACTGTGCGCTACAGTGATAACATACGCTATCATCGGAGTAGTTGTACCACATAGATTCTTATCTATGGTACACTGCTCAAATATAGTGTACATGTGATTTGTTGGTAAATCAAAGAACTTCCCTGTCACATTATTCGTTGCAAGTACGCCAACTTGCGACGATGAAACTGGACAAGAAGCAGCGTCTTGTACTAACGCTGCTAGTCCTTGGTTTCTTATCTCAATTTCCTCAAAGCCTTTGCCTTTTCGGTTATTTAACTCATCGTAAAACTTTTTAACATACAAATTCTCGGCTTCTGTTAAGACAGAAGATAATTCAAAATCCTCGTATCCTGGAGAACCAAAGCTATCTGATCGATCTAACTTTAATTCTAGCTCATCGGCCATTTGATTTGCAGTCATTTTTAATTACGTTTAGTCATGTCAATTTTTGCTTTGATGCGAAGTTTAACTTCTTGATTATCTGGATTAAGTAGGTAGTTAATTACATCCGTAAGATCTCCTAACTCTGCTCCGTTATCAAGTGTATAACGCTTCTCACCTTTTCTAATAATAGCTCCTGCTTCGGTAGCTTCTTGTACAAAGATACGCTCATTATATTGTGGATGGTTCACAATCTCTAAGAAATATTTAGGATTTGTGTCAACAATATTGAGTACCTCTGACTTCAACCAATCTTCGCTAGCTGTAGCAGGAATAGTTCTACCAAGAGATTTAATAAATCCAATAGTAGATTTCTTGCTATTTGTAATCTCAGCAAATTTGATGAATGCTTGTGATTTAACATTTGCTTCTTCAAGTTTCTGAGTTGTTACTTTGCTTTCGTCTACAATCATAAATTCATAAGTTGCTTTGTTGATTCTTTCATCGTAAGATGGAGAAACTAGCATCTTATTAGATAATAAGATTAAGTACTTAAGCATATCTAGAGAGTAGTTAAGATTTAATGTAGCTCCTTCTTTAGTTAGAATTACACGTCCTCTTCTATCTGATCTCCAGAAGTTTTTATCAGCAGCTAGGGTAGGATTTAAATCTACACCTAACTCTTTTTCAAAGAACTCTTTTTGAGTCATCCCGTTTGGATGAGACTCCATGTACTTTTGAATCTTTACTCTTGATGAGTCATCCAAAATTACTTTTACTCCACCACCACGATTCTCACTGTTAAGTGGAACTTGGTAGCTTCGTTTTACTTTGTTGTACAAAAAAGGATCCTTTTTGTTATCCTGATTTGCAACTAATAGGTTACTCCATTTACCCGCGGATTCTACTGGTTTAATACTTACAATTCTATCCTGTAAGAAAGATCCGTAGACGATCTCTTTTGCTACTTTTTCCATTTTTTTGCTGTCTTAAAATTAATTCTCTCAATTTAAAAAGGACTCCTCCGAGGCGTTCAACTCCCAGAGGAGGTCCTTTCTATCGTATGTATAGGTAGATTATCTTTCTACTGCCAAACGCAAGTCAACTACTTTAGTTGGATCTTCGATCATCATTCCACCCCATTTCTGGAAATGTACTTCATAACCGTCAACACGTGATGCAACCATTTTCGGTGAACCTTTACCTGCAGGAGAGAATGGATCTCTCATACCTGGGATATATGCCCAGTTGTAATCTGGAACTCCTTTTGGTTTAACACGGTAGATACCAGCATTATCTCCATAATCCAAAGCAAGGATACGGTGAGATTCTACGATACCTTTTCCATCTGGGTGACGTTGTGGGAAGTATACATCATCATCAAAGAAATCAACGATCTCAACCATGATAACTACTCCGTTGTACCATTCGTACACGTTCCACTGTGGCTCCATTAAACCTTTAGTGTTTTTACCACCTAAGTTTCCTGGGTTAGTGTTGCTCATCAAGAACTTGTCAGAAATTACAGTGAATTTACCAGTTCCAGATTTAGCTTGGATTTGTTTAGAGATTTCAATCGCACCAAACTCACCTGTTAACAAGTGGATTGTACGTTTGCCACGCTCAATTTTACCAACTCCCATATCTAACAACAACTCTAAATGCCAATCTAAGTCATAAGTATTGTAGTAGTGTACGTTTGATGGAGCGATTTGATCAAAGAAACCTGCACCTGACTCAACTGCATATTTAGTTTTGTCATCTTTGTTCAAGTACTTGTGATCCGCTGTCCAGTTTTTCTTACCGTACATCAACATACGAGCAAACATTTCCTCACATTGGTGGTGAGCTACTAAATCTTGGTAGTTAATCCAGATAGACTCTTGTTGTCCTTTGTAATTGAAACCAAACTCTAAAGGCTCATTTTTACCTTTGTTGATTGTGTTACCTGCTACTTCATACTCCATACGAAGTGTAGAAGGGCGGTTTTCCATTCTCCAAGGAGAAGTGAAATAAGGTTTAGCACCTTGGTAAGACAATGTAGAAGGAGACAATGAGTAGAATTTAGACCAACGAGTACCAATAGCTAATTCCTCAGAAGGAATAGTTTTGTTAGCGTTGTCAGTTACTAATTCAACTTCAAATTTGTAACGAGATCCTGCATCCATAGAACGTTTTACCAATAAATGGTAATCGTCTACTTCACCGCGAAGTACGTTAGTTTCTTCGAACAAAGGCTCGTCGAAGATTAAATAGAAACGCTCACCGTTTGCTCCTACGTTTGCTGGGAATGTCCCTGCAGAGATAGATGCTCCTGAGATAGTTTCTGCGTCAACTAGAGGCAAGTTTTTGTCGTGTTGACCTTGCAACATCCAGTTGTAGAATCCGTTTTCTTGTTCAACTTCTTTTACTGGGAAGCGATCAACGAATTCACGTAATTTACCTTGAAGATTAGTTTTGTAGATCTCTTTGATCACGTTGCTAATCAACTGTGGTTTTTGTTGGTACAAAGAATGGAAGTGGTTATCTGTAACCAAACCATTGTAATCTTTAGCCTCATACCGTTGTAATGGAAGTAATTGAGCCATTTTTTTTGGTTGTTAAATTGTTAGACGGAATATATTAATTACTTATTATTTCTTAGCAAATGCACTTTCGAGCATATTGAGAAGACCTTCTGTTTTCTGCGAAGTTTCGACTGAAGTATTTCGGCCTACACCTCTTTGCTCTTCGGCTGCAATAACTTTATCAAGTTCGTTAATTGCTGCTGTCTTAGCTACTGTTTTTAATTTAGTAATATCTGGTTTAAATTTACCTTCTTTATCTAAATTAAATAATCCAATTGTGTCATAGTAATTGATAAGCATTTCAAACTCTACTGGGTTTCTTTGTTGCTTATACATCAAACTATTTAATTCTGCACCTGTCTTAGGATCTCTGTAGACAGGACTCATAATGTTTTGTTTTAATTTATCTTTGGCAACTTTGTTTAGATTTAAACCATCAATGAAAGCATCTCTGCTATCAATGTTAGCTACTAAACTGTCAAACATTTTAGACTGCGCTTCTTGTTCTGCTCTAGTCTTAGCTTCTTTAGCAGATCTTCCGTGTGCGATCACTGCGTTAGCTTGTGACTTTAATTCAGGAATTGCTTTAAAAGCTTTGTCTTGAAGTTTGTTTACTGCTTCTGCATCTGCAATAGCTTCTAACGCATCTTCATCACTAAAGTTTTTAGACTTTAATTGTTCAAAGTAAATTTGCTTTTGCAGGTTAACATCATTTTTAATCTGCTCAGCATTAACATTTTCAAAGAACTCTAGACGTTGCGCCATTAAAATCGCTTGGTCTGTTTCATCAAACGCATCTTCTATTTCTAAGAAGCGTTTCTTTTCTGAGGGCAAACTTTGTTTCCAACGTTCTTCTTTAGTCCTAAAGTTTGTCTCTACTGTTTTAGTCATCAAGTCTTTGATAGTATCAAGAGTACCTGGTAACTCATCTAATTGTTCTACTTCTGCTGCTGTTAAAATACCTGAAGTAACTAATTCCTTCATCAAGGCCTTATATACTGCTTCGCTTTTTGCTGCTGAAGTATCTATTTTTTCTGCTGCAGGTTTTTCTTCTGCTGCAGGTTTGTTTTCGTATGCTCCTTCTCCTTTTTCAGTCTCTACAGGTTCTAGTGTGAACTCTGCTTCTGTCGAAGCTGCTGTATTATCTGTGTCCTCTGTTCCATCTTCAGTAGCTCTAACTGCTGAGTTTAGTTCTTCGGGTGACATTATTTGAAGCCCATCAAATAAGTCGTTTCCTAATTCTGCCATATTTTGCTGTCGTTAATTGGTTACAATATTAAAATTATTTTTATAAAGAGGGATAATAATTTTTATTTACCCCTCTATAATCCTATAGCTTTATTTAGAGCCTGTAGGTTTCTGTGCTAAAGCTGCACGTTGAATTGCCTCTCTTTCCATGTTAGCTCTTTGTGTTTCTGCTAACCTTTCTTCCTCTAAACGTACTTGTTCATTTTTATAGTTCTCATCGATATCTGTACGACGTAAGTCTAAGAAATCGTCGATTCCATTTTTGTCTGTATCTATACGGGTATCGTTAGTACGTTGGTGACGTACCTCATTACCCATTTCTCGAATATGTCCTAAGTCTAAGTTAGCTTGTATCTGTTCGCGCTTAACAGCAATCTCGTCATCATGTTTCTTCATTTCGAAGTCACGTTGTGCTTGACGATCTTGAGCCTCAAGCTGTGCTTGCTGTTGCGCTTGTTGCATTTTCTTCTCTTCCATTGCTTGGTTCTCTTCTCTAATTTTCTTAGCAGAAGATTCAAGTTTCTTAGCAATTTCTTGTACAGACTCTGATTGAGAGATTGCTACAAGATCTGCAATAGTTGCTTGACCATTTTGAATAGCTGCTTGAGAAAGAGCACGTAAGTCGTTGTACAACTGTGTATCACTAGTAGAGTTAGAAACGTGTACATCATACTCGGTAGAGACAAACTCATCGAATTTAGATACTATTTCCTGGCCCATATCGTCTAGTAAGTATTGACCCTTTTTAGGATTAGATTTGTAAGCATACTTACAGCACTCTAAGAATTTAGTAAGTACTCGCTTACGGAAGTTAGCATCAATAGCAAACCACTTCTCAGTAATGTTAGAACTTTGAGTCATCTCACGTTCTACATTTTGTACTGCCTCACGGTTACTAATCTCGCCCTCTCTTGCTCCCGATACTCCTGCTAATTTACCTAGAGTAGTCTCAATGTCTAATAGTAAGTTTGTATACATACCGATAGCATTAGGATCTCCCATTTGGATCTGTTGTGCAGTAAGAGTATTAAATGCTCCCGCAGATTTACCTTGAGATGGTCCTTTAAGAATCTCGTTAGTTGGATCTAACCATGCAAACTTGTTAATAGTAACATAGCGCATCCATTCTTTAGGATCCCAACCTGACGGAATAAGCGACGAGTTGATAGCAGTAAAGGCACCCTTATACGTGGCGATTTCTAGCTCTCTTTTGTAGTAAGCGATATCGTAAGAATATGCAAGAGGCTTCATGATGTCCATAAGAGATTGGACTTTGTAATCGTTGGTGGAGTTGACGGAGCCTACGTATGGAGGAGTGCCTTTAGATTTGTTTACTAATGATTTAGAAGCATAAGGCACTGGACGCATAAGTGTATAAATATGGTCAGCAATTTTTGTACCTTCCATCCATTCATTAACCCATTTCCATTCTACTGTTTCTCCTAATTCTTTTTTAGGTTTGTAGTCTTCAGGAACCCAGTCTTTTTGCTCTTGACCTTCTTCATCAAAATAAGTCAACTCTCCGATTTTACGTCGGGATCTCCAACATACTTTTAATACACGTACATTGCCATATGTATCAAAAGCACCTGCAAATGTTCTTGTTCCCATCTCATTAGGATGGAAGATAGACAAGGCTCCTTGTTCACCGTAGTAATCATAAACTGATATATCACGATTAAGTCCGATTCCCCCTCCTCCAGCTGAAGCATCTGTTTTACCGCGCTCTAAGAAGTCAACATCATCTGCAGATAAAGTATCCCAGTAGTCATCTATAATTTGTCCTATAGATTTATAACCGTACTCCACAATAATATCCGCATCCTCAATATACATAGAGTTACCTCCCATGGTATAAAGATTCATTGGATTAACACGACGCATTACAGGAACACCTCCTAATACGCCACAATACATAATTTCCTCACCACCTACTAATAGATCTTCAAAAGTTCTTAAGAAAGTAAAGTCAAAGTCTCCTTCTTTATATTCTTTCTTTAAGATTTTGTTAGACACTAATTCAGCAACATCTTGGAATTCATATGTCTTATATTTTTCTAAAGCTTGTAATCTTTTTTGAATTTCTTCGTCAGAGATAGAAGTACTAGTAATCATACTAGTAACTTCTTCTTTAATCTGCTCCATTAACGCCTGCTCTTTACGAGAGATAGCTTCTGAATCATTAGAAGAAATATATGCTTTAAATTCTTTTTTACGTCTTGAGTATTCACCAAGCAATAAATTAATCTTAGAGTTCTCTATCCCTACGTGCTGAAAACTAGCAGGAAGTGATTCCATATCTAGGTTATCAGGATTAATATATTTTTCAAAATCTTTAGAGTTAATAATATTAGCTCTTAAGTTATAATTGGCTTTTTTATTTTTAAAGTTGGAGCGTAGGTTTACATCAGATGTAAGTAAGTGTTCTGCGAAGTCAATATTCTTCTTGTACCAGTTATCATCTTTCTGCTTATCAGATAGTTTCTGTCTAGGGAAACTAATGTAGCCTTGCATCTTTACAGGTGAGCTCATAGTGATTTTTTATTTAAAACACAAATCTATGAATAAAAATTTGAATCTATAGTTCCGACTACCTTCTTTTTTAAAACACCCATTTGTGCAAAGTAAGGATCATCTAGAAAAGTTTTTATTTGTTCTGCTTTTTGTGTGACTTCTTTATACATTGTAGAATCTAACCACATTAACATACCTAACGCTGAGACCCTATCAAAGTTTCCATTAGGATTCCACATTACTAACTCTGTAAGCATAGCAGGAGAATAGATTGTCTCGTAAACTCTTGTCTCTGTTTTATCCGAGATTCGTTCTTGAAGCCAAGACTTAATCATATTACGTGCTTCAGCATTTACTGCTCCTGAGGCATTGATACCTTTAGCTGTGTTTGTTCCTGCTTTATAAGTATCACTTGATCGTAACTGATAAGGTGTATCTGCTAATAAGTAAGTACACTTATTCTGATCAAAGTAGTTATATAAACCGATAAGGTTTTTCTCATACATTCCTATCGCGTTGTAATATAATAATAATTTTCTACATACCTCATAAAAATCTTTAGCTTCTCCTGTACGTCCCGTGTACTCAGCAACTAGTTGACGAGTAAGTCTATTCATTATTACTATAGAAGGTAATGAGTCAGTAGTTGATTTATCTTTATCGACAACGTCAATCCCAGCTATGTACACATTACGTGGTACAACTCCCTCAGGATTTTTTTGTGGCTTCATCCATATTTCTATAGAGCCTCTCTTCTCATCGTTTTTACTAAGAGGAAACTTGCGAATAGGTTCAGCATCTTGGTTAGTATAGAACTCTGGCTCATTAGAAGCATTAAAAGATATATGCCCTTTAAACGAAGCTTCAGTATACTTCTTGTATTTACCTCCCTCAACTTCTGCTAGCTGCTCTTTCAGTAGTAGTGTAGGAAAGAAGGCGCCCTCTAGTACCAAGAATGCTTCCGATGGCATCTCTGGACCATTGATAATTTCTGTCTGATATACTGTTGGGTCAGAAGATTTCTTAGCTATCGCGCGTTTATTCTCAATATATAATTTTGCTAATTCTTCATCTGTCTCTTTGTTAGGCCCTTTCTTAAACTCATTAAGAGTTCGACGGTAGGGAACAAAGTATCCTATGAGACCACGTTGCTCGTAAGTATCTTCAAACGATATACAGTTGTAATCATCTGGGTTTCTAAATATACTCTCAGCATATAGTGCTGCTCTACCTGATACAAGTCCTCCTGTTCCTAGTGCCCAGATAACTAGATTCTTTTTTGCCTTAGATGCTTGGGTAGCCTCGATTGATCCCCATGCCTCTTTGATGTTATGCATGAAACCTACCTCATCAATGATACACAAGTTAGGACGTGTACCATTGGCTGCTAATGGGTTATCCTTAAAGGTACGATGTCGTATTACTGATCCTGTCAGCGATGTAGCATCTCTGTTAGGTGCTAATGAACCTGAGAAGTTAATAGCTAAAGGAGAAGGATATAACTCATCTCCTAATTGAAAACTTCCAGGTAATAACTCCATAGCAGTTCTAATCTTTTTCATCAACGGCTCCGTATACTTAGTATCGATGGCGCCAATGATTGTATCTGATGCCGTATATTGTCTTAGTTTCCAGCGCTCTAGGTAATCATCGTAGTCAGTAGCACCACCAAACAAAAAGTTATGCGCTGCAATACCTGCAGATGAATAAGACTTACCAGATCCACGGGCTTGGATCGACATAAAATGTTTTGCCGAGTTTTTATATAATGGTTTGCCTAGTGATTTACCATGGTTTTTTCTTAAGTATTCTCTAGCAGGAACATACTCTTTAGTTTTAGCTTCTGCCTCAGTAATCCTGTTTAGCTTAATAGATAGCTCTAACTCTGGGCCATACTTCCTATCACAGGTATATTTCTTATCATCAGTAAATCCTGAGAATCCTCTACACTCTTCATAGAGCAAGAATAATTCCCAGTCGATGTCGCGCAAGAAAGGTAGACCAAAAGCCTGTGCTACTGATGTATCATCCTCAAACTGTATGTTGTTAAAGTTTACATAGTAATATAGAGGACCAGGCATCCACTTTCCAGATACCCAAGCACCTTCAATGCATTTACGCTTTTCTTCTTTCCAAAATGTCACACGTTCATAGTACTCTAACTCTGGATGAAATCGAGGAATATCTTTTAATCTAAAATTAGAATTTTCTATTATCATTTCTTTTCTTCTAAAGCTGGCCAATTACCTTCTGGGCATGATGATTGTAAGGATCTTGTTTTAAAACTAAGTGAACATCCACATACTGAACAACATGTTTTAATTAATGCTGCACAGTCTGTAGATATATGAGGGCATGCGTTACAAACATCTTGTCTTGCTTTAGCAATGTCCTCAATAAATACTTGTTTATGAAGACTATTCTTAATGCCTTCAAGTATTTGTCTTTTATTATCCCAGATATCTTTTGCTTTCATATTTCTCCTGCATCTGATAAAGAGGCAATGTGCTTGCCCTTCTTAGTTATTTTTTCTTCGTCGTAATCTTTGCGGATCTTTTTATAATCCTCAAACATCTTAGGAGTATTAGCTAGCATCTTATCTAGTTTAACAAGTTCATCTGTATCCTTGTTGTTAATAGCTCCCATGTACATGTCTTTAAGAGAAGTATCACGCATAGTCATAATCTCGTTCCAGTTTACCAGTGCTTTTTCAACATCTGTGAGAACTAAGTTCTTAAAGATATCTATTAGACTCTGGACGCTGTTCCATTTAAACTTTGGATTCTTTAAAAAATCTTTAGCAAGAATCTCTAGCTTATTAGATAGATTGAAAAACTTAGACTCTGGATGAAACCCGTAGTGTATAGCCCACATAATTCTAGAGCTATCAGCTTTGTGCTTACTCTTATCCTGCTCGTAAAACTTAGAGAACTCCTCTATTACGATTAGCTCAGGATTAATCTCCCAGAAACTATAATCATGCTGTGCCTTCATATTATTTTAATTTCTCCCATAGTTCACCATAGCTAAGAGTAGAAATATATTCAGTACCGTTAGTATGAATAGATGAGAAATCAACTCCGCCTTCAGTGAATGGCGCAATAGCATTAATATTATAAAAAGTAACTTGTCTAGTATCGCAATCTACAAAATCGTATTCTAAACCTAAGTCTTCTAAAGTAGCTGTAGTGTTACTGTGGTGCAGTATCGGAAGTGTGATGTTCATTTTCTTTCTTTTTATATGTTATACAATGGTTAGCATATTTAATCCTACGCTTGTTAGGTACAAATTTGCCAAAATTTTCTATATGAATTACAGGAAAGGAATCTTCAACAAAAAACCCTTCTTCACTTTTCGTAGCAGAGCTTACATAAATAGCAATAGTAGAGCCGAAGGATAACCAGATATCTTCAGCCTGGCCTATAGTAATACCATGGCGATGTGCCATTGCTACTAATATTTCTTGCTGCTTATGTTTACTTAAAAGTTTACTCATCAGGTGAGGATATCGTAAAGTCAAACTCCTCCTCTTCAAGTACTGGTGCCTTGGAAGCATCATGCTTGTATTCTACAGGAGGTACTTGGTTACTTTCTTGGTTACTTACTTTGTTACTAAGTTCTTCTTCTACTAACTCTTCTGTTACCTTGAGTTGGTTAGTAGTAGACACACCAGCAGTCATCACAAAGTTGATCTCTATTTTGAATCCTTCACTATCAGGTTTGTACTTTAACTCTGGATGTAGAATATTTTTATCATCTAGTAATGGCTTGCCGAAAAATAACTTCTTCTTTAATCTAGAGATCACAACATTAAATTGTTTTTCTTCCATCACTAAAGCTTCACGCATTTCTTTACGCATGTCTGTAGACAAAATAAACTTTGCCCGTTTCTCAACAGGCAAAGCTTCGTATTCATTATCGAGTCTGATAATCTCCGCTAGTACATCTCTCTCCTGTGGAGTGAGGTTGAGCATAAAGTTCATGAAGGCAAGTATCTGCCTATAAACTTTGCTCTGGTTCGTTGGTAGTGAAATCACTTTTCGTTGCATCATCTCTAATTTCTTTTTGAAGGTCCGTATCAGTCGCAAGCATTTTGCCTACTTCATACCACATTGTTAATGCTCCTTGTGTCATAGCAGCTAATGTCTCTACTATTACATGGTACTCCATGTTCTTAGCATCAATATTATTAGGTCGTAAAAATCTTAGTTGTTGGATAGTCTTTTCTCCATACCCTAATTCTTTTACAATAATATCCATGTGCCAAGCTTTATAAGTTGTACCATCTTCATTATCATTCTCAACAGGGTAAGATTGATATGAGTATTGTAAACCTTGAGCTAATGATTTTTCTGTTGCTAATAAAAAGCTAGTTGCTAGCATCTCCTTTGCTATTGCTAATTTCTCCGATGTTCCCATGTTTAGGTGTTAAGTTAAATTTTAAAATATGTTTTTCTTCTCCCAAGAAATACTGAGTAGTAAGGACCTTACTGTGCTGTCTACAATAAGATCCAAACTTTCTCTTCATATGTCTTTCCTGTCTAATTAATTTATCCAGACAAGCAGATGTAAATTCTCCAATTACCATCAGTAGTCCTCTATTAAATAATCAGATAGCTTATACTTTCCACGAGCGATCTTAACAAGTAAGTCTCTTTGTCTAAGTGAAGCTATCATCTTCTCTAATGTAACATTAGATATCTGAAGTTGAAAACATATATGTCCCTTATTAATCTTATCAGCATACCAGATGTTGTTATCAAGATCCATTTGCTTCATAATATGATACAGGGCATGGAAACTGTTGTCGTTTGACTTCAGCAATATACTGTCTCTAATATCAAGATGTACTAATATCATGAGGCAAATATATAAATAATTTATAATAACAGAATAAAATCTGTGAATTATTATAATTATTTTATAAAAGGCTGAAAAACTTTAAAAACAGAATTGTCTATTGTGCGACGTTTACGAGCTATGTAAGGATTTAACATATACACTACACGTACTTCTCCTGATATCCTACCCTTTATCTGATAAAGTACTCCAAGCTCCATAAGTTTCTTAAGCAATTTAAAAAACTTATCTCTTGATGAGTAGCCTAGCAATACTTGTAGTGACTCATTGCTATGTGGTTGAGGGCCATTGTATACTAAATTTAACGGAGTCTTAAGATCAGTAGCCATAGTTATCACACTAGCTAACTCTACTCTTGATAATTCAGTGACCAAAAACTTTACTGTAGCACTGTCGAGTACTATATAATCATCTGTGGACATTACTACATAACTTCCCTCCTCAGTAATCTTCACAGTCATCTTATCTTTACTAAGTGCTGAAGTCAGTAGCTCTCCCGTTTCAGTGTTGACGTATGATTCTAAATCAAAGTCTACATTTTTTGTGACTCTAGGTCTCCTAATTGAATTTCCCATAATACAAAAGTACTATAATATTTTTATAATAACTAGCTAAAAGTCCCCTTTTGAGTACTTTTAGGCCCTTATAAGTCCCCTTTTGGGCACTCGTATAAATCCTCTGTAGCGTAGGAGCAGTATAGGGTATAGAAGATTTTTTCTGTTTTCACGCTTGATATTATTTAGGAATCCTTTTTTCCACCCTTAAAAACCTAACCCTATATATAAAATTTTTTAGGGGGGTAGGCCTAAAAAATCATCAGTAGCTGGCTCCGAAAATATACCCCCCCCTATCCTATGTAGGAGTTTATCAGGATATGATAGTCGTGGTTACCACCTAAACCACCAACCCCTACTAAAAAATGGATGGGGGAAAGACCCCCGTCCCTTTACACCCTTAAAACATAGCAATCATGGGTTTAAATTTAGCGTTGGTTTCAACCGACATCACAAAGTACGGGGCGCCGTTATACGCAATCGTTAACGAGTTAGGCACGTTCAAATCGTCCGATGCAACAGTCGTAGACGATAGAACGTTTCTCATCGACGGATATTATATCCGAGTGAGACAATCTACTATCGATGCAGGACACGACACCAGTGACGTA